TATGCGCCATCTTGACATTCTATAGTAGTGACAAAATCTACTCCCTCTCGATATGACCATGCTTGTGAAACTGTACCATAAAATATAAGAGGTAAAGAGAAAGGATCTTCTCCATATCCTGCATTTAATTTAACAAATTTTGCTTGAGAATAGTTCGACCAATCGTATCTTAATTGCTCTCTATTATCTGCATCTAAATTATAAATTCTTATTTGAGCACTATTAACTGAACCTAAGCTAGAACGTGTTAAAGCAAATTCTATTGTAAAAGGAAGATTTATATTTAAAAATGTCCCATCATTCTTTTGTACAACTAAGTTATAATTTCTCCCGAATTTAATTTGAGACATTTGCACGTCCAATACTTAATAGTTCATTATATCTATTAACTTCGGTTTGGTCTAAAATTTGAAGTTGAAAATTATTGCTTGCAAAATCTTGTTGTAAAGTCGGTTCTCTTGTTAAAGTAGTGAAGCATCCTAATCCAAATGGAAGCTTATTTTTAAATTGATTTAATATGTTTGGATTAACTGTTATCCTTGTTCCATTCAAAACAAAATCTTGATAAATAAGATTATTAATAAACCATCCTTGTTGACTATCTAAATAATTCAAAACAATAGACAAAATGTTTCCATTATATAAAATCAATGATTTTTGTTGTAATGGTGCAGTTGTTATTTGTTGAATTAAATACATAAAATCCTTTTAAGCATTCTGTACAATATTATCTGGAAATGGACTTTCAAATGGTGGTGTTGATGTCCCTGAACTATTTAATGGTAGTTTTGAATTTGCAAGTCTCCCCTGAGCAAATGTTGTCACTCCTGATTGCACAGTTCTAATTTGTTTAAATGTTATCTCAAATGTAGAATACATCTGAGTATCTTCGGATTGAATTGGATGCAATCTTTCAATCACCATGTTGTTATGTGTTGCCCAAGGAGTTTGGATGGTAAATAATGTTCTACTTATCCAATATCCATAGAATGTACTAAATGCTAATTGTTGTTTTGTTTGATTTGGAAATAAATTCACGCCTGTTTCATTTCCAGAAAATACCTGTTGAGGAAGATTTCCTGTAATCGAATTCCACGCTGCAACTGCTGAATTAGCGACGCTGATAGCAGTTTGATATGCCTGAAATGCCTGATTGTATGCAAGTTGAGCTGTGGCTGATGTCCCAGGCACATACGAATTTATCACTGTCAATTTTTGTGCAACAGATTTAAGCGCTTGCAAAAATGCAGGGGCAATATCATTGAGTTCGGACACAAACCCCTTGGTTGTCACTCTAACAGGCTTTAGAGCGATCTGATCTTGGATAGCGGTATTGTCTTCAATAAAATGATCCGTGACGTCTGACGTCAATTCTGTAGTTTGTTCCCCCTCATAATCGAATAGAAATGACTTGGGAGGAGGGTTGAGAGATGGCGAACCATCTACATTTGGCGGATTTTGCGGTTGATAGCCTCTGCTTTGCGCTAATCCCCCAAAAATTATTGGCACCACAAGAGCCAAATTTCCAAGCCCTGTCGCGGTGGTGGTAGCATTCGATAATGCAGGTGAAGCCGGTGAAATGTTCGGTAGAGACATTATGTCACCCTACTTTGATTGATATTTCTAGTTGCCTGTGCCACGGCATGACCCACGCTTTTTGAATGAATATCCATCACCTTTGTTGCATCTGTACCAGGATTTTGAAAAGTAAGATGCTGATTAATATGAATATTATTTGGTTGTTCTTGCAAAGAAAATCTAGAATTTCCTGGACCAGTAAGCTTAAATCTATCTAAATCCAAAATAGCTTCTTTAAATCCTGAGTAAAGATTTTTTCCGCTAGATCCTAAAAAATCTCCCAATCCGTATAATCCAGTGGCTAATGGATCTGAAATTGTAGGTAAATATTTTTGTGCCTTATTAAGCATTATTAGATCATTGATATTTTTTTTGGCTTCTTCATTGGATGGTAATATTAAATTTTCAAGATCATTTGTCCTATCTCTTTTTCCTTCTAAAGCATCGGCTGTAACACCTAAAATCATATCCCAGCCATGAAACATGGTGCCAATCAATTTAAAAAGTCCCAATTTTGTTGATATTCTTTCAAGGTCATTTGCTATTCTAAATAGAGCGTCGGCCATCTTACTAAGATTTTTTACTGCTTCTTCTCCATCTTTAGCTGTCAAATGCGCCACAAACATTTTTACTTTAGTTTCTAAATTTTTCCATTCTACATTGACTCTTGAAAGTGTATCGACTTCCCCTGTCTTTAAAATTGGTGCATTTTTCAGATTAGCAGCAGAAAATATACCGTTTATAGCGGCTCCAATTTCATTTGGAGTTAATCCCCATCCTCCAAGTATTTCTTCTATTTTTTCTCTTGAATATTTTTTATTTTGAGAAAATTCTAATAATTTTGGAAGTATTTCATTTATTCCAAATTTACCTTGAAAATTAAATCCTGTTTCTTGCGCAATAACATAACTTCCATCTGGCAATGTATGTTTTACTTGAAAATCTTTTATTTTTTGTTGAATAGATCCAAGACTTTGTTCAAATTCTTGATTCGAAATATTTCCTTGTTGAGCTGCATAGTTCCATTTTTGCAATGATTCTACGCTCATATTTAAATAAGTTGAAAGGTTTTTTAAATGTGCTCCGTCTTGAGCTGCACCAGTAGTTAATTGCTCAAGTGCATAAACAACAGCTAAAATAGCAGCTTTTGCAGCTAAAGACGTATCGATAATACTGCCCATTCCAACTTTAACATTGGAAAGAACATTTAATGTTTTTTCTGAACCTTTTATGCCAAGGGATACAAATAATTCTGCTATGTTTGGCACTTAATTACCCCTTATTTATCTCAATATAAGCTTCCTCGTAATCAGAAATAAATTTCTCATAATTCAGAGCTTGTATAACCTTTCTCGCATCCCATTCTTCTATCTCATTTACTGTCCCATATCCGGCTTTAGAAAGTCTAAAATAAACCAGTAAATCATCATCTTCGGCCTCTATTGCGGGAGATTTTTTTCGATTAGTGCTAAAAACTGTCGATACTCTACAAAGAGGCCTTTCAAAAAAGGCATTATGTTTTCTTTTATAACCTCTATACAAACAGGAATATAATCTTGTCTATTTTCTTCTTTCTCAAAAGAATCTTTATCAATCTTTAAACCATCTTTGTCATTAATACCCTTATAAGTGCATCTTTTAAAACATGTTTCAAGACAAAATTCTACTTTTCTACTAGAAAAACCAGTACAAACTAAATCTTTAAATAATTGTGAGAATTCTTTTTCTCCTCCAATATTTAATGGCTTTAATTCTTCCAATATTGCTTGATATAGAGCTCTCGATTCTGCAAATGGAGACAATGTTATTTTTAATACTGCTCCACTTTTTAATGTAATTTCTTTCATAATTAACCTTATCTAATTGCTCTTGGTGCGTTACTAAACTTTAAAGAATAAATAGAAACAGATTGAGATGATTCACCTGAAACGTTTGTCATTGCTTCAACTTGTTTAGTGAAAACTCCACCACTTAAATTATAAGTGTCACTTGTGATGTTTCCTGCTCCGTCACCAATTTTCTTTATGAATTGCCCTATCATCAAAGGAAATCCTGCAAAATTTGCATTTTGTTGAGACAATAAGTCATTAAAAAATATATCGTCAGGTGCACTTCTAATAAGTCTTATCTTTAATTCAGCCTGCAAACCTGTGGTATTCAATCCGTAAATCGAATTACCATTTTTTCCTGTTTTAACTTGTGCTATATCACTTGGAAACGTAAGTTCAACAGCATTATCATCTGCTAAATCTGTAAAATTTCTATTGTTAATAATTATTGTATCATTCCCGGACATTGCAACTACCGACATATTAATCTCCTATTAATTTATAATTTATACTACGGGTTCACATATACAACCACCGAACTTTTGTGAATGGCCCCAGCTTCCTTCACGGCAATCTGGACTAACGGCGCTTCTCTTGCAGCACGCGCAGCAGCTAATTGTTGTGTGATAGGAAGAGAATATAGATAATATCCAAACTGGGAAATATTTTTATAAAACAAATCCTGTGGTCCGAATGTTTCTGCATTTGTCCATTGTCCTGGCGCCATATATGCATTTGTAACGCCTTGCGCGCATACAGTTGCATAAGCGTTTTTAAGGCCATCCATGCCCTGTTCTGTTTGCGGAACTTTAGTTGCAACTCCAGCCAAATAATTAAATCCTGCGACTTGTAATGCCCCTATGAACCATTCTAAGTTGTAAACCTGATCGAAGAATTTATTTGCACCATTTGACACTACAGAAGGATCACCCTGATATGAAACATATAGATCTGCTCCCGCATTTTTCGCTAAATCGTAAATTGTTTGTGTCATTGTGGGGTCTGGCTGAATTCCTCTTAATTGCTTTAAATTCATGGATATTGTTGTATTGCTTCCATTGAAATTAACAGATAAAGCACGACCCATGTAAGCAGCCATCATGATAGCTGCTGAATTTGCGCCGAAATATGTTCCATCGTCTCCGTAATACAAGCCGCGTGAATTTGTAAATGTTCCGCTTCTTAAGAGATCAATCGTTCCGTCGGGGCTAATATCTGCTTCAGATTCTGAAACAAATGCTCCAATAATGTTCAACGGCAAAATAACTTCAGCCGCAGCCAGCACATCAACTTGTCCTAAAACTGCGTTTGATTCATTAGGAATGACGCCGAAATAGCTTACAAGTCCTTGTGTTCTTTCAATTGCTTCGCCATATGTTTCTCCCGTCACTGTTGTAGAAAAATCAAGAGTAATAGGATCGGTTCCATTTACTAATGTGTTTGCTGAAGCTGAAAGAGAAAATGCATTTCCGTAAATTCCGTTAAAAAATATCGTTAAAAGTTGAAGGGAAAGTGAACCTGTAACAACAACATTTTCTAAACGCGGGAGTAATCTTAAAGCAGCCTGAATTTGTGATGCTGTAGACGTATAAGGAAGACTTGAAGTATTATTTCCATCATAAGTCAAAGTAAATGCACCACCATCTGGTACATCTGATAGTTCAATTGTTTGTTGAGAAACTTGTCGTAAAATAGCAATAAGCTGTCCGCCACCGGCTAAAATATTTGGCTGTTGGCTAAATATTGCATTTGCTTGTGCAAACGTAATACTCGATGTACCGAAATCTTTACCGACTTGTGTTGGACTCACATAAAGAGCATAACCTGATGTCCCCCCACTCCAACCTTCTGAAACATTTGTAGCAGTAATGTCGATATCGACGGAACCTGCCGTTTGCAGAGTATTTGTTGGGGTAGTTGGAAGAGTTATTTTTCCAAGATTTCCACGTTGACTTAAAGTCAATTTTTTACTTGCAATCGAGCCAGATACAATCACATTTTCAAATCCTGTGAGAGCGTTAATATCATTTTGTATTGTAGCTGCTGTAGCATTCCATGCAATTGATGCTGTAGTTTGTGTGCCAAATTGTAAAACAAACGCACCACTCGCTGCTACTCCACTGAATGAAAGTGTTTGAACTGCATCAACAACATTTTCTCCCGTAATTATTGCTAAATTACTTGTATTATATGCATTTACTCCCGGATTAAATGATGCCACAGAAATTTGTACTACATTGTCGATCGATAAATCTGTCATGTTTTCTCCTTATGGATTTACCAAAATTGTTGGTGTTTGGAATGTGTCATAGTAATCCGAATCTTGAACTTTTTTATCAAAATATTGCAAGTTAATATCAATTTGATATCGATAGGGAAT